CTTGACTTCCTTGCTATCAAACTATTAAACATCCAACACACTATAGATTTGGTGCTACCTGACTGTGACTGAACTAGACCCTGCGGTATACGACTTAGTTCCTTCAGTTACTAATAGTATTCACCGACGCTACAAGAACTTTATAGAGAAGGCAGACCTGGCACAAGAGTGCTATGTGTGGGCTACTTCTCGTGCTACCTATATTAACGAGCAGTTAGCCGAAGAAGATATTGAACAATACAAACATAACCTGCAACGTATCGCTTGGCAAATGCGTAGGGTAGCTGAGCGCTACGCTCGCAGACAGAAGGCTGAGAAGTCTGGCTACTCAGTAACAGACGAAACTTACTACGAGTCTGCTACCTTGGGCCAGCTACTACCATTCGTTATTGCTTCAGTAGTTGATGGAACAGTGCTTGAACAGATACAAGATATGATTCAAGACGGGCAACCACGCGGCTCATCATCACCGTCAGAAGGTGGCAACCTGCTTGCAACCCTAATAGATATTAAGAAGTCTTACCTGAAGTTAGACCAGTCCGATAAGGACTTGCTACTGCTTAGACACCACGAGGGTCTTACCCTTCAGCAGATAGCTGAAGCATATGGTTGTGCTTTATCTACCGCCGATAGGCGTTGTGCTAATTCACTTCGTAAACTGCAGAACTTGCTAGGTGGGGACAGTCCGTTTAGATGATAGAAGCAGAACTCTTTGACTATTTAAAGCAGGACTTATATCCAGATCTTGTTAAGAGTCCTGGTATCTACGACTCCTTCGACTGTATTAGCGAGCAAGCAGCGCACTATATAGAACTCAAGTGCCGCCATACCCACTACCCTACGCTGCTCATAGAGGAGATGAAGTATCGCAAGCTCATAACGCAGAGCGCTGAGCGCGATCTCATTCCCTTCTATATTAACTCTACTCCACTTGGTATCTATTCCTTTGACCTTATGGATATACCAGAACCTGAGTGGTTCAATCATATTATGCCAGCAACAAGTGAGTTTGAGAACCAAGAAAAGATAACCAAGTTGGTAGGCTATTTAGATATAGAGGAGGCTATAAAATTATGACCGGATTTACTAGTGGTATGCGTAGTTCTTTAGACGATACTTGGACTACACCTAAAGATTTTTTTGATAAATTACATCAAGAATTTAATTTTACTTTAGATGCAGCAGCATTAAAATCATCTGCTTTGGTTCCTAATTATTTAGGCCCTGATCACGATTATGGTTGGAGGCGGGATGCTTTAACCGTTGAATGGGGTGGTGCTTCCGAAGGAGGGGCAGTTTGGCTTAACCCACCTTATGGTAAAGCAATAAGTAAATTTGTAGCAAAGGCAAATCTTGAAAGCACTAAAGGTGTTACAGTTGTATGTTTAGTTCCAGCCAGAACACATACTAGATGGTGGTGGGACAGTTGTATCCACCACGAAATTAGATTTATTAAAGGCAGAATAAAATTTAGCGGGGCAGGACCTGCTCCGTTTCTAAGCGCAGTTGTTGTAATGAAACCAAAGGTATAAACAATGTTAATATTTGACCTTTTTTCAGGCACTGGAAGTTCTACTCAAGCATTTAAAGATGCTGGTCATACTGTTATTACATTTGAATTAGATAATTTTTTTGAAGCCACCGAACAGGTTGATGTTTTTAATCTTAATGCCAAAGATTTAATTATTAAATATGGACAACCTGATTTTGTTTGGGCTTCACCGCCTTGCACCGCTTTTAGTGTTGCTTCAATGGGTCATCATTGGGGAGGAGGTCTTCGTGCTTATGAACCAAAAACTGAAGCAGCAAAATCTTCTCAATTATTGGTTGCCCATACACGAGATTTAATTAAAGACTTAAATCCAGTGAAGGGTTGGCTTATTGAAAACCCACGCGGAATGTTAAGAAAGTTACCAGTAGTTGCCGACTTGCCTAGACAAACAGTTACTTATTGCACTTATGGGGATAGCCGTATGAAACCTACTGATTTATGGGGAAAAGTTATTAACTGGGTTCCTCGTGAAATGTGTAAGAATGGTATGCCTTGCCACGAAGCTGCGCCAAGAGGTGCGAAAACAGGGACACAAGGACTAAAAGGTGCGCGAGAAAGGTCACGCGTTCCTTACTCTTTAGGTAAAGAAATATTAGATGCGATTGAAGGAAATTTATGATTTATGATTACAAATGTAAGTGTGGTTCTACACTGCAAGTAGAGCGTTCTATCCACGAAGAAGCTAGCAATCCTGTTTGCTATGACTGCCACGAAAGTATGGAGAGGGTATGGTCCTCCCCTCCTGTTACCTTTCGAGGTAAAGGCTTCTACTCTACCGATAACGCAAAATAGTAAAGCCCCACCGACGGATTGGTGGGGCTTACTTATTGCGGGGACGGAAAGAGGGACAATACATCAACCCGCAAACTTAGTCTAACACAGTTTTAATAAATAATACCCAATGAGTTCCCATTCTTTTACCGGATGGATGACCAAGAACTGGTTTATATTCAGTTAGTAATAGTATCTCTTTCAATGGAATAGATACTTCATTCCATTTAAATATCAAAGTCCCCTCATTCTTTAATACTCTAAAGCACTCAGAGAATCCTTTTGTTAAATCATTCTTCCAGGTTTCTGAGTCCAACACTCCATATTTTTTACGCATCCAAGACTTCTCTGATAGTCGCAACATATGGGGTGGATCAAACACTACGCATTGGAAGGATTCATCCGGATATGGGATAGCCCTAAAATCCATAACTTCGTCAGGTTCGATATGTATAGTCTGCCCATTAGTTAAGAGATGAGTTTCCTTTTCCCTGATGTCCCCAAACAACACTCTTGAATCTTTTTTATTAAAATAAAAAGATCTCATAGAAGAAGCTGGGTCTAGTATAAGTTTCATTTATTTTCCTCAGTAGTAGTTGTTCCTTCTCTGGAAAGCGTCGGCTCTACAAGGTGTGTCGTGTCTGTGAGAAATGTATCTAAGGCCGCGAAGGATTTGAGTAGCAGGATCTCTGCTTGTCTCTCCAAGGTGCTGAGCAATACCGAAAGCTGACGATCTTGGTCTGCCCGCGCCGTCAAGAGGTCTGGCGTGGTTGTCAAACCTGCTCTCACGGGTCCAAAGGGCGATGAGGCACTCTCGCTCTCTCCCTTCCCACCCGAAAGCAAGGTAAGCGTAACGTGCTGCGAGCTTTTTATTCTGTAACTTCTGCTCATAGCTCACCGGTCCCTTGTTTATTACGGGTTTCGTGCGGTGTATCTCTACTTCTATCGGTATTGGCCCCGGTGTGAGTGTCCATATTAGAACTAGTATTACCGTGAACGTCAACCCAAGCCTTCCCCTGCGTGTGATCATTATGCTTCTCCTCCTCAAAGAGTTCTTTATACTGGTCAGGGTAAGCCTTAGCTAACCGGGTAAGCGCTCTCACCCTCGCCCTCTGGTAATTACGTAGCCATACCGCATACTTAGCGGCGGCTATCAAGCGCTTATTCTCCATCTATCTTTTCCTCTCCAGCTATCATCAACACAGCGATAGTCAATACGATTAGTATACCAACAGCTAGATTCATCGGGTAATCCTATCTAGGGTATTGGTGATACCGGCAAGGACTAGGTAGCTTACATCTATTGGCTCGCCTATTAGGTGTGCGTCCTCGCCGTCCTCTGACCAGCTTGTTACGAATATGCGTGAGTTCACCGGGCCATTACGCCAAAACTTAATGCACTCGGTTACATCCCCTCCGCCCCATATAGCTATGCCTTGCTCATCTACCACCTCGTAAAAGGTTACGTTCGTGGTCTTACCCTTAAAACTGATTACATTACTCATCTTTCCCTCCGTAATTAGGTTGGTTAGGTAGGCAGCCGACACAATTAGGTGCGCCAGACATAGTTAGATTACCCTGAGCATCTGCCCATACTACATCGTCATTATCGAAATCATCTTTACATTTATTGCAAGTTACATTACTCATCTTCGCCCTCTCTCTCTTGTAGTTGTAGTTCTGCTAGTGCGTGGGTCATACGCATTATGTTACGCATACCCATATCGGTATTGCCGGAGAATATCTGCTGAATAGCTAACTTCTCGCATAGATCGGCCTTAGCCTTGTAATATTCTGGTGTTGGCTTAGTCATTAGTTGCTCTCTCTCTCTCGTAACCGCATCCTGGGCAGGTCCATACCACTATGCCGCCCCCCACTTGCGCTCGTATATCCTCATAGGTTTTATTACAATCGCCGCAATCGGCGTCAATCGTAGTTGAATAGAATATTGCCGTCATTACTCGCCCTCTCTTTCGCTCATCAACTTAGCGTGATTCTCTGAGCAAGCAAAGACACGAGGCTCGCACCCGCACTCGCCCTCTACTACTTCCCGGACTATGTCATTAATTGTTTTATTCATTAGCTCCCTCTTTCATTAGGTTAGGTTTATTTAATGATTTACTGAACAAGATCCGCAATATTCTCCTACTTGCGTAGATTTATTGCGGCACTCACAATTACACTTACAATTCATCGCTCTCCCTCTCTCTTGTTAGCGTAGTTAGTCTAGTCTATATTAGTATCGTAGCTTATGCCACAATTTTTGCAGGTAAATACCGCCATATTGCCCTTGCCATATGGCTCGATAGTTACCTTAATTAAGCTATCGCAATCATCGCACATCATAGGTTGCCCCATTACTCGCCCTCTCTTTCCCATAGTGTCCGATAGATAAACTTCTCTCCCGTAGGCGTAGCTAATTCCTCTACCTCTAGTTTAATTAGCGGGTTGTTATAGTTAAGTAAGCTCCACCACCGGTGGGACTTCCACGTGTAGCGGATACCTAACCATAGGCCGTCTACGCGATAGGCGTATCCGCTCTTAGGCTTAAGGCCGTCGAAAGTAACACGGATCTTCTGGCCCGTGCGGATAGCCTCGCTCACCTCTCCCCACCCATTCATCGCGTCGCTAGACGCACTAGTGCTTAGCAGCTTAGCTGTATTCATTACTTGCCCTCTCCCTTTACTATTTCCTGGACTAAACAATTAAAGCAGACTTGCTTGTTATCCCGATAAATTACCGTTACTGATCCGCAATAACACTTAATCATTAGCTCGCCCTCTCTCTCTTGTAATTGACTATAAATAAGAATAAACAATCATCACACCGTATTAGGCCGCTAGGGTCCACTGGTGTATCGCAATCTATACACTTACGCATTATTTACCCTCTCCCTCTCTCATATATTGACGAAAGAGCCTAACGCTCTCTCTCTTGTTATAGCCGTAATAGCTGCGGGTTACTAGGTAACCCTCTCTATCGCTCGCATAGATAACCCACGCGCCCGCATAATTGCGCTCTATATTCATACTCTTGCCCTCTCTCTCGCTCGCCCTCTCACGCCTTGCGAGAGGGTTACTATCCGGCTAGGGATAGTCCACCGGCTACCGCGTAAGCGATAACCGGCGGGCCATTACTAGACTAGTTAGTCCGCATAGGCATTAATAGCCCGTGCCAGTTTATCTTCTCGTGATTAATCTTTATCTTAATCGGCTTACGGTCCCCGGTAAAAGTGATTACCTGCCCGCCGCCATTAGTCGGGACCTTATCGAATGATGCAAGATAAGCCGCGTCTAATCGCAGCTCACTAACCGGCGTGGCCTCGCCCTCGAACAAGTGTTTAAACGGTGGGAATTTCTGCCCGCCGGTGTATAGGTTCACCACTAGATTAGTGCCACCCTCTCCCGCATTAATGGTTACGGTAAGGATATCCCCGGCCCGGTTAAGCGATACGGTAGCGCGGCCTAGGGCCGGCTTAGATAGGGCCTTAATAGCTGCGGTTATTCTCTTAATATCGGCTAACGGAATACTAATCGGATCGAGGGTAACACCCTCGCCCTCTCCCTCTCCCGCGAGCGTAATCTCGCCGTAGATTAAGCGATACCTATCGGTAGCGACGGCGGTAAATATTCCACCGGTGGCGCTTAAGTTTACGCAATTTAAGGCCGGTAGGTCTGTCTTACTATGCGCTGCGATAGCTGCGCCGGTTAGTAAGTCGAGCGCGGTCCCGGCGTTGAGCGTTAGCCCTTGTAAGGTGTCTGCCCTTGTTATTGTGTCCATATTCTTAGCCCTCTTTCATTAGGTAATTACTGCTATTAGTAGCAGTCCACGGCCTACCGGATAACCGATAAGCCACGGGCCGCCACTAATCGGCGGTTACTAATTCCTCAAGCTCACTCTCTACGTCATCTAGGGCTTGAGAGAATAGATCTCCATAATATAGATAGAGATCAAGGCTCATTAAGTTAATGATATTTATCTCTTGCCCTAACCCTAATTCTGCCGCGCCGCGATTATCATATTCTCCCGGCATATTCTGCCACTCTTCAATTATCCGGTTATTGTAGACGGGTAGATAACCGTCTACCCATTCGCCGGAATTGTCGCGTATCTTATCGAGCTCTACGCCTTTACTTAATTCTTGTTTAATCTCTTGAATCATATCGTCTAGTGTGTTCATTAGTTTTGATCTCCCTTAGTTAGTTGATTAATGTCTCTGATCGCCGCGATAATAAACGGGACCGATAGAATTAGCCCGGCGATCATTACGCCGCGCACGTAGACGGTTAGAGTCTGCTCAAGGATATTCATTACTTGCCGCCTAGACTTGCAAGTAACTTGCCGCCGCTCATAGCGTTAAGAGCTATTAGGCCATTAAGAGCTACGCGGGCACAATTGCTAGTGCAGTATCCTTCACTTAATGCGGCAAGTCTGCCGGTGAAGTGAAACGGTTTAAAGTCTGCAGACACTAGGCCACTAGCGCCACAATTAGGGCAAGTATATTTATTAGTAGTCATAACTAGATCCTCTCTCTATAACCGCCGGCGGCGGCTAGTGGTCTAATGGTATTAGCAGCATTAGTCTAATGTCAATAACCGCCGCCGGGTTATTTCCCACCGTGTCGCGCCGGGTTAGGTAATCGGATCTAGTAGCTATTAGGCCGGGCCGCGATAGATAGGGCAAGAGCTAGGGCCGGGCCGCGTTAGGTATCGGGCCGCGCTATCGGCTATCGGTTAGGGCTTAGGGCTTAGGCGGTTAGTGAATAGTTAAGGAAAGAGCGCCGATTAAATAGCAAGCCACTAGATACGGCCTAACCTTCCACCGCTACGGCAAACCGCCAAACAATATGGCAAGCCAAACCGCACGGCACGGCAGAAACCAACCCCCCCGTGTTAATATGTTTGCACGAGTCCCATATATACCCATTACAAATATTTTGACTAAAGTGAAACCCCCGTAATTAGACACTAGCCCCCCAATCTGTATAGGTATTTAGTGAGTTACAACACAAATAAAAGATTTATTTGTAAAAAGCGGGAAATGCTTAAAATTTACTGCCTTATACAGTATAGGGAGCAAATCTTTCACCGCTTCGATTTGCGACCACGGTTGGCCTCTGGCGAGGCCCCCTAGGGCTGAGCCTAGTTTTACCCCTCAGTTCGCTGTGGCTCCTTCGGGCGTTAAGCCCGATCAGTGCGGTGCTTTGCACCGCTTTTAATTGGGATAAGTCTATCTTCGATAGACGTCCAAACAAAGCTTTAAAATACTAGAGCCTAGTAGTTTTAAACTTTGTTCGTAGTTCTATTAAAATGCTAGACGCCTAGTAATAATCTCCCCTAGTATAAAATGAGAATTTCGCGCCTCGCGGCGCTTTAGGAGATGACGTGGCAGAAAACTCAGCAGATATAGCTAAGAGGATTATCCTCGGCTGTATTGCAGAAGGTATGACCGTAGACGCCGCTTGTGCCTCGGCTGGCAAGTCTATGAAGACTTATGAATATTACCGGCGCACCGATAAGGTCTTCGCCGACAAGATGGATCGAACTAGGCTAGGTCTGAAGGATAAGGCTTTTGCCTCCGGCGATGTCCACGATATAACCTTCGCCGAGTTTAGACAGCGCTTTTTAAACTCCAAGACTTTCGGACATCAACAAAATATCGTAGATGTAATTGAGGGCCGTGAGCCTTCGTGGCTACACCCATCTATGAAGTATGAGCCTGGCCTATCTGATAATAGAATCCTTATTAACATCCCGCCAAACCACGCCAAGTCTATGACGATAACCGTTGACTACGTTACTTGGCAGGTAGCTCGTAATCCTAACTTTAGAGTCTTGATAGTTTCCCAGACTCAACGCCTAGCCTCCGACTTTCTCTACGCCATAAAGCAACGCCTAACACATCCAATGTATCAGGACCTTCAAAGTGCATATGCTGCTGGCGTAGGGTTCAATTCTAAATCTGCCTCCTGGCAAGCAACTCGAATCACCTTCGGTGATGAACTGCGTGAGTCCGGTGAAAAAGACCCGAACATTGAGGCAGTAGGTATCGGCGGTCAGATCTACGGCAAACGTGCCGATATGATTATTGTAGATGACGCCGTTACCTTGTCTAACGCAAATGACTTTGAACGCCAGATTAAGTGGCTAACGCAGGACGTTAGGTCCCGTCTTAACCCTACTGGTAAACTTATTATTATCGGCACACGGGTAGCCTCTGTAGATCTCTACAAAGAACTACGCAACGAAGATAGATACCCAGGCGGCCTAGTCCCTTGGAAGTATCTGGCTATGCCAGCTCTGCTGACAGTTGATGAAGACCCCGATAAGTGGGAAACCCTCTGGCCTTACTCCGATGCACCATTTGATGGGCAGACCGAAGTAGAACTGACACCAGATGGCCTATACCCTCGATGGTCTGGACGTAACCTTTATAACGAACGCCAAGCAATGGACGCCTCTACTTGGGCTTTGGTATATCAACAACAAGATGTATCAGAGAACGCATCCTTTGACCCAGTATGTGTTCGTGGTTCTATTGATGGTATGCGTAAGTCCGGTCCGTTAATCGGCGGACATCCTGGACATCCACGAGATTTAAATGGCTTTAGTATTATCTGCGGTTTAGACCCTGCGATGATTGGCGATACCGCAGCTATCTGTTATGCCATTGACCGATCAACCAAGAAAAGGTATATCGTAGATGCTATTAAGATTAGCCGTCCGTCTCCAGCCGCTATCCGTAATCTTATTTTTGATTGGACATCCCTCTACGCTCCCTCAGAATGGATCGTCGAAAAGAACGCCTTCCAATCCTTTTTAACACAAGACGAAGGTATCCGCCAACACTTAGCTTCTAAGGGTGTGCAGTTTAAAGAACACCATACTGGTAACAACAAGTGGGATAGCGGATTCGGTGTAGCTTCTATGTCTACCCTATTTGGCACTAAGCAATTTGATGGCAAGCATCATAGAGATAATCTAATACATCTACCATCAGATCAGACCGAGAACATCAAGGCTTTAATAGAGCAGTTAATTACTTGGACACCTACCACTAAGGGTAAGACCGATATGGTAATGGCCTTGTGGTTCTGTGAGATTAGAGCAAGAGAAATGATTAACTATGGTAACTATGCTACTCACCATATGAAGAACCCGTTCTTATCTCGCCACGAGATAGGTAAGCGAACAGTCATCAACTTAGATGAAGCCTTCGCAGAACAAAACAGAATGAAAATAATCTAAGGAGAAGACAATGGCAAAACCAAAAGACAAAGCATCACTAATTCAAAACATTACAAATCGTTACCGCGTAACAGCACGTGAAGCACGTGACATTGTTACTGCTGTATCAACTGCTGCTCGAACTGTTGTAGACCCAAATGTTCGCGGAAATGGAGTAGCACAGGTAACAAAAAGAGGCACACCCGTAGGCTCACGTATGACATCAAGTGAAACAACAGCAAAAGCAGGAAGAAACATTGCAAAGCAAATTGGGGAAGTTTATACAGCAGCAACTAAAGGTAAGAGTGGAACAAAATCTGCCCAAGTTAAATCTGTTAAAAACAAAGCTGGAGATGCAGTAGCGGAAAAATATGCACTTGAAACTAAGCGCAAACAGGGTGGCAAGAAGTAATGCCAGGAATGATGAAACCAAAGCCTAAGTCAAAGGCTAAGCCTAAAGGTCTTAACGATTTTCTTAAAGAAGGCAAGCGTCCTCCAAGCAAAAACAAGAAGATACCTTCAGATGCCGATGTAATCATCAAGGGTTACAACGACAAGAAAACTTTATCTAAAAATAAAAAGAAGTAAGGAACCCCATTGCTATCAGTCAAAGAAGTAGACGCTAAAGTATCGCGTCTGAAATCGCGCTCTGCAGCGCGAGATCAGCGTATGCGCGATGTCCTTTCCGTGCGTCAGGGTGATATCTCTAAGGTATTCCCATCTATGTTCTCAGAGGAATATCCAAAGCCTCTAGTTGCAAACTTTATTGACGTAGCAGCACGTGACCTTGCAGAAGCTATGGCACCACTGCCATCCTTTAACTGTTCAGCAACCAATATGGTTTCCGATGCGGCACGTAAGGCAGCAGATATCCGCACTCGTATTGCCAACTTCTATGTAACCAACTCTGATTTACAACTACAGATGTATACAGCAGCCGATTGGTATAACACCTACGGTATGTGTATTGGTATGGTTGAGATGGATTACGATGACAACAATCCTCGTATTCGTATGCTAAATCCATTTGGCGTCTACCCAGAGTTAGATCGTTATGGTCGCACCTTATCTTTGACACAAATAATTGTTACTGATGCCGAATCTTTAGCAGCGCAATACCCAGAGTTTTACGACCAGATACTAGGTCGCAACCAGTATCAACTATCTTCTCCTTATATCTCAATGGTTCGCTACCACGATAAAGACCAAGACTTGCTCTATTTACCAGAGCGTAAGAATCTAATCTTATCTCAAACTAAAAACGTTCTTAACAAATGTATGGCACGAACAGTTATGCGTTCATCTCTTGACGGTGAAGCACGTGGTCAGTTTGATGATGTGCTATCAGTGCAACTTGCACGTGCTCGTTTTGCTATCCTTCAGATTCAAGCTGCTGAAAAATCTATTCAAGCACCTATTGCTATTCCACAAGATGTGCAAGAGTTGGCCCTTGGCCCAGACTCTATTATGCGAACATCTAACCCGGCAGGTATCCGTCGAGTTCCACTAGAACTACCTGCAGGTGTATTCACAGAATCTGGTGTGCTAGAGCGTGAACTACGCCTTGGTGCTCGTTATCCTGAATCACGTTCAGGAAACATTGACGCATCCGTTGTTACAGGTCGCGGAGTGCAAGCGCTACAGGCTGGCTTTGATACACAAATTAAAGCAGCACAAGCACAGTTCGCAAGATTATTTACAGAACTTACTAGTATCTGCTTTGAAGCAGACGAAAAAATCTTTGGCGGTATCCCTAAGACAATCAAAGGAAGCGATGATGGCACACCTTATGTGCTTAAATACATTCCTACTCGTGATATTAAGGGTGAGTATGGAGTAGATGTCCGTTACGGCATTATGTCCGGTATGGATCCTAACCGCGCAATTATTGCTCTACTACAAATGCGTTCAGACAAACTCGTATCACGCGACTATGTTCGTCGTGAAATTCCTATGGACCTTAACGTTACACAAGAGGAGCAACGTGTTGACATTGAAGAAATGCGCGATTCTTTGCGTG